ATTTACCATATCATTCCCAAAAGAAGTCATTTTTTGAGTTGTAGTCAAATCTTCAAACATATCTGATAATGGTTTTCCTTTAGCCAAGTGATATTCCTTTATCTTCTGCTAATTTCTTTGCCTCTTTAGGAAAGAAAAATGCTTGATCTTTTACTTCTGGAACCCATTGGTGTCGGCAATTAAATCCTCCACGTTCAATAAACGAACCTGGCAGCATAGCTTCTATATCTTTTCTTTTCATTGGAGATCTTGCTGCAAATTCTAAGCAGACATCTCTTGTCCTACTGTCTATTGGTCCACGATAAATATAAGTTGTATTTCCTGGCAACTTATCAGCCATAATAGAATTGATAGAAGCAGTATAGGTATTTAAAGCAGTTGTTATTAATGTTTCTATTTGATCGGCTCGCATTCCAGAACTGACGTTTGCTATAATTTGATCTTTACTTAACCCAGACAAAACACCTCTCGTTAAATTGCCCTGAACATTCACAAGCATATCTTCAGCTAATTTAGAAATAAATGTACTTTGGTTTACTTTAGTTAAAGCCAATAAAGTATTTTCTGTGATGTCTGCAAACTGTTCAATATCTTTTAAAGCCGAAACATACATTGTGCTAATATCATCAAAGGCTTTTTTAAATTGAGGATCATTTAAGATCGTTTGTTTAAAATCGCCCGAAGATAATATCTGCAATATATCTTCTTTGGTTTGACCTTGTTGAATTAATTGAAATATGCTATCAGCCAATCTTCTGGTTAATGCAATATATTCTGTATTTAATTTGTCTATTTTACTCATTAACTACCCAAGGCTTGAGCCAGTAAACCTCCAGCTGTCGGTGCTTCTGGCTGTTCAGGAACTATCTCTGCTACCATATCATCTAATTCTTCATCACTTAAATCTGGATTGTATTTCCTTAACCAATCTTTAGTTGTAGACAGATTATTATCCCATTCCCAAGCCCATTGTTCTCGTTCTTCTTGAGCAGATAATGGAAATCTTGGTTCACTAAAATCTACACTATATTCATCTTGCACTCTAATATTATGTGCATCTAAAATAATTTTATCGACTTCAAATCTTTTATTTTCTACACTTCGCCAAATCATTTGGAAATCAGACATGACCGCTTCTGTAAGATCTATTTCAGCCATCTTTAAAGCTTCGCCACTAATAAATGATTCCCTGCCTACTGACCATTTAACTTTAAGATTATTATTATAAGCAACTGAATCGACATAGAACCTAACTGCATTTAAATATGCATCAATATTTGCTCCAGGGGAAACAAATTGGAACGATGCACCTTCTGGCAGTACCATCGGTTTGTCGACTCCCAAGGAAACTTCGCTTGCATTATCTATTCCTGTAATAACTGGTTGCCCTAATGCTTGAAGCCTCATAGCTAAACCAAGTTCGGTCATTAATAAATTAATCATTAGATTAGCGTTTACAATATCACTTGCACCATTACGAATAAAATCAGTTGTGTAAGGGTGTCTATGACATACAGTAAAAGGAAGAACTCCGTACGGATTAATATTTCCATCGTTGACAGATTCAACTTTTCCGTTTTGATGTACTAAAAAATGTTCTTCTGCTGACCAAAAAGCATAAACAACTTCATTCTCCCTTGATTGGCCATGATTATAAATTGGATATATATAAGCAAAGGGCTGTCTTGCTCTTGCTTCAAATATAGGCTCGAATTCAATTATCTGATCATACTCAAGCATATTTGATTCTTCATTAAACCTGCTGCGGATTAAGTGTGATCCTAATAAATAAGTTAACCTTTCGGCTGTTAACATAGTTTGATCTAAATCTTTTACATTCTCTAAATACTTTTCATTACTTCTCACCGGAGGAACTTTGTATCCAATTGCACGAGCATTAATCAGCTTAGATGTAATGTTCTGCACAATTAATGGAACTTCTAAAGACTTTATGGGAAAATATTTACCCAAATCAGTTTCCATTTCTCCCTGCATTCCCTCATAATAAGATAATGATCTATATCTTTCCTCTATATTATCAGTTGTAATATTGGAAAGAAAATCTTTCAATCCGCTTCTTACAAAATCTTTTGATTCTACTATCATAGTTCTTTTACCATTGTATTGATGTTGCTATCCTTTGAACTATGGGCCATTTATATTCTATTAAATAACTGCAGGCATCAAGACTATGCGTTAATTCGATATTAGTCTTATCGATGCCCCCTTTTCTATCTCGCTGAACTTGTTCTAAATCTTTTATTAAGTAAGTGCATTTAGGATCTACTGTCATTTTAATTTTGCCATTAGCATCTTTTAATTTTCTATTGAGAGCATTTAATCTATCTCTATGGCTTGGGTGTGCTTTTCGAGCATAAACAGAATATCCGTGATCTTTTAAAATCTGATGATCGCTACGATGTGAGGTGGTAGATCTGGCTGAACCTGCTGGGTCTGGGAAGATGTCGTTTGCTTTTGGCCATTTATCTTTCATTTCTTTACATATCATTTCAGTTGAGCTGTTTCGTTGTCTTATTTCATCAACATAATGGACTGTACCATCTCCATAAACATTAGCCAAAACCGCACTCATATAATCCACATTGAAATCCAAACCGATTACCCAATATGAACTGCTTTCATCTGCTGTCTTAATGTGTTCATCTCTACTAAAAGCCCAGGCTGCACGATTAGCAGCAGTCTCAAAGCTTGCCATAAATTCCTGGCGATAAGCTCTTTCATCTAAATTGCTTTTAGCGAGGTCTAATTCTTTTTGGTCTACAAAACCTCCATCAATGGTTTTATACTGCCAAGATTTCCATTGAGGATCTTCTCCTTGTCCTTTTAAAAAGTAATCGTAAAAATTATTGTTACTGAATCCATCAGGAGTGCCAATCATTAAAGCGTTTCCCTGGGTCGTTGTAAGCATAGGATAAATCACTTCTTCAAATACTCCAGATTTTTGATAAGCATATTCATCTAATACACACCTTGTTAATTCTGCACCTCTAAGGCTGTCGCTTGCATCTGATCCCTTAATCGCAATCGTAGCACCTGACCGAGTACAGCTCAGTTCCGTTTCGTTGATCTTCCAATCTGGTTGGTTCCTGATAATTGACTTCAGTATTGGCCAAACTGTTAGTTTGCCTTGCCGATAGGTTGGACTTATATACCAGCGATTGCTTCCCTGCAACATTTCCCCCTTTAAAAGAAATATTAATCCCAGCACCGACTTTCCGAATCTTCGCCCTGCCGTAATTACTTTGAACCTGGCTGGATGTTTTAGAACCTCTTTCCTCTCTTTTGTTAAAATCAGATTCATTCATTTACATTTATCTTTTCATTTAACTTTATCTTTATATTTATATTTATACCCTTGTAAGGGGCTATTAAGAGCCTTCTTTTTCATCTAAAATATCATCATCAAATTCTAAGACTCTTATTGGTTTCACTTCTTCAGTAATAATATATTCAGTTGATTTGCCTTCTGTGCGATCTAAAATCTCTTTTATAGCGTTTAAATTTCCGTGATTAGCCATATTAACTAACTTATCTAACAACTTTTCTCGTTTAGTCTTTTCATCAATTTCGGTATCTAAGATCTTATTTAATATATCCCTGGCGGCATTCCTTCTGCCATTAGGATTGTTAACTTCGCCAGGCTTAAATCTATTCCCAATTTTATTTCCTTTTTCAAAAGGCATGTTGTTATTATGTTATTTTATTCATCTAAAGGAACAATTCCAATCGCAACTGGTTTTTGAATTAGATCTATCAATTCTTTTACTTTCTCCTGCTCAACTTCGTATACATCAAATTCCAATCGCCAATTATGAGAAATCTTTAAATTCTTTAACCCTACTAACTCGCAGTCAAGAGCTATCGCTTTTTCTTTTTTGATTTTCCAATACCTTTTTTCTTCGGTCTCCCAACCTTTTTTCCGTAAGTCCCTTTTCCTTTAGGCATCTTTTTTAGTTTTCTTTACTGCTTTTACTGGTTTTCCATCAGCTCCACAAACTTTGCAACCATCTTTTTTATAAGCTTCTGCTTGTTCTTTAGAAGGATTCTCTTTACCAAATACTGAGCCATCTTTTCTTTTAAAATAAACCACGAATGTCCCTTTCTTTTTCTTTTTCTATAAATTTTTTATATTGATTAGCGGTTCGCCCTTGTCTTTTTAAAGCTTTATTCAATAGCATCTTTTGATGCTTCCGCATTTTCGCTGCTTTATTAGGCATTAAAAAGTCCCGTCTGCAGCAGCTTTTTCTAATTCTGCTTCAATAGGTCTCTCTCCAGCCATTACAATTCTTGGCGAACTTAATAAAGGCTTAAAATCTTGAACTCTATCACACCAATCGCATGAATAAGTTGAAGGTCTATTCCCAGGTTGGAAGAAAAGCTCCTGGATGTGGCCACATTTAGAGCATTTTACATCATGCAAAGGCATTATTTTTTCTGTCTTTCGTGCT